ACGTTGCCTGCCGCCGACACACCGCCCGCGTCAATGGTTCGGTACTCCTCCGTGCCGCCGACATCGTTGACGCTCGTCTTGTTGCTGATACGAACGACCATGCCTGCCGCGAAAATCGGAGAAACCGCCCAGTTCTCGACAAGAACATCGACCGTCACCGCTGCGGCCAGAACGTCTGCGTTCAGCTTACCCGCGCCGTACAGTTGTGCCGGGGTGCCGATACCAGACTGCGTATCCGTTTGAGTGCCGGGGAAGATGACTACGTGATCGTCGCCCGGAGTCGGTGCGGTCACAAACACCTTCGCAGCGATAAGCTCCAGATCGTCGTCGTTGGCGACATGGATGAACGCCTTGCGGTACTTCGTGCTGCCCGCCGTCCGCTCCGACTGCGGAACGTCCGGGAAAAGGTTGTTCTTGACGCCAGAAGTGATAGCGGTAGCAGTCATCCTGCCGCCGTTAGTTCCGGCATCGCTGGACTCGGCAGATTTGCGCCAAATCAGTTCATTAGCGACAATGCTCATAGGTCTCTCCTTAAACGGTAATAAGCTTCATCTTGAAGGTGAAATACTCCCCGGTATCTGCCAAGGTCCGAGGAATCAGCGGTGTAGCCTCAAATGCCGGGGCGTCTTCGTGCCGGAACATGACACTAAAACTTACGACGCTTAAGTTTAGCAGATATTGTGCGCCGGGGACAGAAGCTAACTGATACAGCTTTTCAATCGTCGCTTTTGTCTGCCAGCCTTGGTCTGGAAGAGATTCTAGAGTCACCGGAACCGCCTTGTACAGCTTCGCGTGGTAGAAGACAGGAAGTCCCCCAAGAGTCCTGACGACCTTCTGGGAGACCTCCTGCGAAGTCCATCTGTCCGTCCAGACGAACCCGCCGCGTAGCTCTACATCGCTGAGGTAATACGCCATGCTTAGGTACCTTTTTCGAAGTTACGCAGGATTCCGACAAACGCCTTGGCCTGCTCCCGTTCAGCAAAGATTGTCGCTCGCTTCCCGCCCAAAGACAAGTTGATGTCAACTACGTCGCGCACGGTAGCGGTCTTGCTTCCGCCAGTGAAATCGTTTGCAATTCCGGAGAAGCTTGAACGGGCTGAAACCGGACCGCCCGCCGCGAAGCGAGGAACGCCCACGTTGTTGAGAAAGTTCAACGACACGCCACTCCGCGCGGCCGTCTGCAACCGGCGGAAGAATCTTGGACCGAACGCAGCCGTGGTGAAGGCGTCTATGACGTACTCCCCGTTCGACAGTCTCGCTAGTATTGAGTCGCTTGTGCCAGTACCCGGCCCGGAGATTGCACCGCCGCCTGCGTGACGACGAATCCACGGATCGATAAACCCGCCGCGAGCGAAACTTAGAATCTGGGAGCTAAGGTTTATGGCGTCCCCAACCAAACCCCCTCTCGCAAACTTCGTCGTCTTAACCTGCACCGTGGCGTTAGGCGACTCAATGTCTGTAATCTTCAGAGTACCTTCCACGACAGGGCTAACTGACTCCTCAATCTGCCTTCTGTAGGCATCCGAGCCTGATTGGCTAAGTGTCGGATTGACGATAAGAGGCTGCGCGGTGTTCGCCTGCTCAAGCGCCGCCTTAGTACCGGCCAAGAACCCAGCCTGTACTTCCTTAGCAAGCCCTTCCTGCACCCCGTCAAGCTTGATCTGCGCCTTCATATCAAGCTTCAAGTTGCCGAGCGAGTTCGCCGCCGCTTTCGCAGACTCAGCAATAGCATCGAAGTTGATAGAGGAGGGGTTGATTAACCCATTGTTGGTTTTTGCTTTGATTTCATCAACAACAGTACTAAACTGCTGCGAAGACGCTAACAGGCGCGACATCGCGGCGGCTGCTGCCTCTGGGGCTGCACCCATAGCCTGAGAAAGCTGAGCAAAACGACCAAACGCTGCTTGCGACTGCGCATCGTAGGTGTTCGCTATCGCACCGAACGTGTTGGCGATAGCGTCGTACGCCCCCTTGATCTTGTCGGAGTCTTGCAGCATGGCGGTGCCAAGCGTCTCCGAGACGTTTTGTACACCCTCCGTGATGCGATTAAGCTCTTGCTGCGACAGAAGAAGCTCCCCGCCAATCGGTTCAACCTGCGACAGTTTCTCTACGGTCCCCTCAAGCAGAGAGTAGGTAGAGCGCAGCTTATCGATAGCGTCCTGCCGACGTTCGATAGCGCCTAGCCGTTTATCGACCGGGGCTTTCTCGTCAGCAATGACCTTGTTCGCTTCTTCGACCGTTTTCTTGTAGTGATCGACCTTCTTGATCAACTCGTCATACTGCTTCAACTCGTTCTGAACAGCGCGACGTTGCTTCTGGATATCGAGTCGGTCAGCCTCAAGCTGCTTGATCTTGTTGTACTTCTCCTCCAACTCAAACATGGCCTGCTGTTCGGCAGAGTATTGCTGCTGCTTCTGCGCGAACACACGCACGCCGCCCGCTTCCTGCTCAGCAAGAATACGGTTCTGGATGGCAAACTTCTGCTCCAGCAAAGCCCTTTCGACATCGTACTCTGTCTGGATGTCCCGCAGACGTTGACGAGATGCTTCTTCGTCCTGCCGGTTGGCAATCTGGTCCGCCGCCTTTTTGCGGGTGGCTTGGTAGGCCGTGCTGATCTTGTCAATGAACGCTATCGTGTTTTTCGACAGACGCTCTACCTCGCCCGCAACCTGAGTCGCGTAGTTCTTCGCCCGTTCTGCATTAGTAGCGGCTAGCGCCTGCCAGCTACGGTACATCTCACTGATGCGGCGCGTAACCTCGCGCGTCACGCCTGCCTGTACGATGTTGTCTGCGGTAATCATCTGAACGCGACGACCGGCAAACTGCTGCGTAGTGGCGTATACCTGCTGCATCTGAGCCACAAGCTGCTCAACAGCGGGCAAGTCCCTAGTCTGGCCCAGACGGATAAGTTGATCCGCAAGCGTTCTGCCGCTCTGCGAAGCCAAAGCCATAGACTGAGTGAGCTTTTGGTTGGCCTTTTCAACCTCCTCCAGTGCGTCAGCCGTTTTCTGCGCGTCTGCCTGTAGCTGCTGATAGGCTGCGGAGTTCTGGGCCGAAGTACCGGTATCTCTCTCGAAAGACAGCGCCTTATTCTGCGTCTCTAGCTGCTTCTTAAGCCTATCGACTTCCTTGAGATTAGAAAGAAACTGCTGCACAACGGACAGACTGCGCGTGCCGTTGCGTTCGAAAGAACCAAAAAAGGCATCTGCTTCGCCCTGCGACAAGCCCTCAACCAAGAGGTTCTTCAGCGCAGCATTCAAACCGGTAAGGGTTTTAGTAGACTGACTGCCTAGCTCTTGGTTGGCTTGCTTGAGGCTATTAACCTCGGCTTCAAGCAGGATTACCTCGCTCCTCGCCTTTACTGCGGCAGCCGAAGCAGGGTTCTTTTGGGCCTCTTCGTTGTACCGTTTCTGGGCATTGATGAGGTTTTCTGTAGCCTCCTGCAACCGCACGCTGTTCAGGGATATCGCCCCCTGCATCTGATTGAAGCGTGACATACCAGAGACAATAGCGTCAAACCCTTGCGCGAAGTTCTTGTTAGCCGCAGACGGGTCGTCAACATTGAAAGTGAGTTCTTTCGCCGCTCGACCGGCATCCATAAGCAGCGCCACAGTAATCTGCGCTTGCTTGTTGAACTTGCCCGCCTCTAGGTTAGCTCCCTCGTACGCCTTTTTGATTTCGGCTTCTTTGGTCGCACGTTCCTGTTTCTGGAATTCCGTCTCAAGGAACTTAGGCGGCTCCATCCCCATGTACTTGTAGGCTTTCTGGATCGACAGGGCAAGCCTATCCCACACGCCAATTGCCTTCAGTACCTCAACAACCATTTCTCCGATGAAGTAAAGGCTGATCAACTTCAACGGGAGGGAGATGACCGCCCGCATCGCTTTGCCGAGAAGACCAAACGCCGCCGCTACACCGACAAGCGCTTTCGATGTCTTGGTAGAAGCATCCTGCCATGCCTTAGTAAAGCCAGTGGCCGAAAGCGCCGCCGCGCCCGCCCAATCAACAATCGCGGAGAACCCCTGCCTAACCCCGGCACCAAGCCCGCTTACGCCCGCCTGCAACGCTTTGCCTACACCGGATAGTGCGGTGCTGAGAGCCGCCAACAACCCGCCGCCGACTTCATTCAGGCTGTTGCCGACTTTCGGCAGAACTACCTTGAGGTCGGGGATACGAATCGACGCTAGCTGCGTCTTTACGCGGCCTGCCGCCGCAAGGATGAGGTTAAGCTGGCTGACGGTGCGTGCCGAAGCCGTGGCAGCGTTGGTTACAAGGGCTGTAAAGCCATTGCGGAACGCGGTCGCCGTCCCGGCCGAAGACTGCTGCGCGGAGGCTACAAGTCCTGCCCAGCGAGCCTTGACCGCCGCTACCGTTAGACCGGCATTTGAAATCGTTTGCAAAAACCCGACTCGCGCCCCGGCCGAAAAACTCGACGCAAACGCATTACCCGCCGACGCGGCTCCTGCGGCAATCTTCTGACGCAAACGATTGAATTGGCCCGCAAGGGTCATATCGTCCAGCTTGATCTGAACCCTAGCGGCTCGCGCGGTAAGCGCGTTGATGACGTTCTGGTAGCGCGAAGCCTGCGCTTGCAGAAGTTGGTACTGAGCCAACTGCGCCTGAAGGTAGTTCAGGTTGCTTCTCGCCCCGCGCGTACTCGCCCCGGCAGCAACAGCGGCGTTGTACCTAACCTGCGCCGCGTTGATCGCATTCTGCATAGCAAGAATGCGCTGCTGTGCATCCGTGATATTCCGGAACGGCGTCATGCGGTTGCTGGAAAACAGCGCCGCAATCTGGCCTTGCGTAGTAGCAAGCCGCCCGCCGAGCGTAGCGAGTGCTGTCTCGGTCTGGTTCCGGACAGCGATAAGCCTGCCAGAGGCGGTAGAGAAGCCGGAAACCGCCGCTTGGATTCCGACCACGGCATTACGGAAATAGCCGCCGGAACGCTGCGCAGCTTCCCCTACGCTATTTAGCCCGTCGCCTGCCTGCTTCGCTTTCTGTACGGTACCGAACAACGCCCCACCAAGAGCGTTAAGGCCCGGAATCGCCACAATAGCTGTGGCTCCAATAGACTTCAGAAGACTGATGAGGCCCTTGATGGCCCCCAACGTGGCGAGCAACGCGCTGAACTTGAGGATAGCGCCGAAGTCGATTCCTGACCCGCGCATTCCGGACAGAAGCTCACGCAACTCCTTAAAGGCGTCGATAACGGTGTAGATCGCTTCAAGGATGTCTTGCGCTGCCCGCTTGATACTGTCCGCGTTGACAGGGTTCTGAAGCGACTTCGAAATCTCGTCTAAGCCTCTGCTGAGAGGAGCGAGGAACACATCCCCCGCCGCCATAGCAAGACTCTTGATGTTGTTCAGGAAGATGACCCACTGAGCGTTGAGACCCGCGAGCATCGTCCGCTGTTCTTTCTCAGCGGAGTCTCCAACACGAAACGCTCTCTCTGCCGCGTTAGTAAGCCTAGCGAGGACGTTTGCCTCTTTTGCCGCCTCGCGAATAGCGTCTACACGATCCTTTAGTGCTTTGACTTCTTCTTCGCTTGCTGCAACACGGCCCTCTTGGATAGCGGCTAGTTCTTGCTCTGCCTTCGTTGCGTCTTCAATAACTGCGAGTTCGCGCCTGCGCTGGTTTTGCAGCTTGGTGACGGCTTCGAACAAACGGCCTTCCCCGGTCAGCCTGCCCTTAATCTCAGAGGCAGTCTGGAGAGGTAGTTTGTTCAACGCATCGATGTACGCATTGAGGGCGGCAATGCCGTCCTTGGCGACAAGATCAACCCACGCCTGCGTTGTCGGGATTGTGTCGCTTTTGACAAGCGAAGCAAATTCCGAGGCGTTCGATTTGAAGTCAGCGAAAATCTTGGTAAGCGTGGTGCCTGCGGTCTCTGCGGTAAGACCGAGGTCAATCATCGTAGCCGACAGGGCGGTAGCCTGCGGCATGGTGACCGACCCGCCAAGGTTACCGATCCGGCGAACAACGTCGAATAGTTGGTCCGCCGTAGCGTTCGACACGTTCGACACTTCATTGAGTGCCGACATCGCGTTACGGAACTGATTGGGCGGGATGTTGAAGATGTTTATCAGCTTCCCGAACGAAGCGACAACCTCTTCCGCCGACAAATCAAGGGCGCTGACGGCCGTAGCGACCGTCTTGGTGAACTCGACTAGCGCCTGCGGACCGGCCGAACCAAGACCGATCTGCCCACCCATGGTGGCGATCTTTGCCAGATCAACCGCCGTGATGTTGACTTGCTTGGAAAGGTCAACCAACCCTTCCTTCAGCACCCCTAGTTTGTCGCGCGAAAACTCCGTCGTCTTCGCGGCATTCAGAAGTTCTTTCTGAAACTTAGCAGATTCAGCAATAGGAAAGCCAAACGCCGCAATAGCCGTGAAGGCGGAAGAAACCGCCCCCACGAAACGGATAACGCCGGATTCGATTCGTTTCAGTTCTTGGGAAAGACCGTCTCTCCCTTCAATCTGAACGAGTAGCTTTGCGTCGGACATCGTATTCCCCTTGGGTAACTTCTTCCAGTGCCTCCCTGTACTCCTTCACCGAACTACCCTTGGAGAACAAATCGGCTATCGCAGCCGTAGTATCCGCAATGTACGAGAGACGACGCCTTGCGTCTAGGCGATGCGCCGTCTCCACGTACAGGTTGAAAGCATCGATAGGTAGGTCGTAGACATGCTCAAGCTGAAAGCCGCTGCCAACCAACAACACGACGCTCTCGGCAAGAAGCTCTCCCGAACGCTTCTTTAGCTTTGCTCGTCGGTGCGCAGGAGTCGAAGGCTCGGAAGTACCTTCGTCGTAAAAAAATCTTGATTCAGCGCGATGATGGCTTGAATGACAAGCACGCTTTCGTCGGTGTCAAGGTCAAGCAACTCATCTTCCGACAACGAACACAGCTTCGATGACAAGCTGATGATCTTCTCAAAGTGCTTTGAAATCAATTTCAAAATCAAGGTCGGACTTTGCAGGTTAACGGACGGGAGGTTGTCACCCGTCAACTGCAACTCCTCAAAAACCTCCGCAATGAACTCCATGACGGGTTTCATTGTGCGAAGGGTTACCTTCTTGATCATGACCTCTTTCTGAGTGGACGGAAGAGTCACCTTTCCTTCCGCGAAGAGGACTTTCAGAACATCACCAACTTCACTCATTGCCTTTCTCCTTTACACCTTTTTACGACGCTGACGATACTTTACCGGGATTTCTGACTTCGTGACCTGTGTGTAAGTCTCATCGATCTGCGCGATTGTAGCAGCGGGAGGGACCTGTGGGGTGATCGTCTGCGCCTTCACCGGTCTCGCTGCGTTTTCCTTAACAAGGAAGTCAAGTTGCTCCTGTGTAACGAGTGCTTCGTCCCCCGGAAGGTAGACTTTGCCACTGATTTCACAACGACTATGGATGTAGACTCGCTTCATTTCAGACCCTCCAAACAAGAGAAGCCCCCGAAGGGGCTTCCCAAGAACCGACCTAGTGCCGGTTACGTGACATTGACCTGACGGAAGAACTTGCTGCCCGTCGTGCGGAGCGCGTCGGAGAGCAGAGCGCCGCGCATCGTCACCGAACCAAGCTCTTCGTTGAGCAGAGCGTAGCCGGTCAGCGGGTCGAACTGCGCCTTGAACAGATCGACAATGACGCGCTTGTTGTCCACGGTGTTGATGCCTTCAAACCGCAGCCAACGCTCAGGAGCCGCCGCCGTCATGAACGCGTCAACCTTCGTGTGAGCCGCGTAGGTGTAGTCAACTTCGATGCTCGTCGCCGCTGACGCAGCCGCAGTAACGATGTCGCCGCCCGCCGACAGGATGATGACGCCGTTCGCGGCATCAACCGTGTAATCGTCAGTGACAACGTACGTCGGGGTGCCGCTCGGACCCTTGACCGTGACTGCCGAAACGGCAGGACGCTGAAGCGGGAAGCGCATACCGGCCGGGGTAGCCTGCGGAATGGCGATGACCTCGGCCGTCGCCGTGGAGCCAGCAACCGTAGCTTTGGTACCCCAGAGGCCCAGCGCGAGGTTGTCGAGGTTCATGTTTTCCAGACGAAACTCGAACGTGCCTTTCTTCTCCTGAATGATCGTCAGGTCGATAAGGCGCGAACCGGACTCGGACTCCTTGTGTTCGAACTTCGTGGTTTCGATGTTCAGAGTCAGTTCCGGAACGTTGCCGATGGCAATGAAGCCTTTCGGTGCGCCAGTGGTGGCATCGCGCTCAGCAATGTAGAGGCTGCCTTGGCCGGAGTAATAGTAGTTCATGAAGCTTGCTCCTTACGAGAAGTTAAAGTTGCCGACAATAGGCAGCGTTGTCTGCCACACTTGCGAGTAGAAGACTACACCATCACCTGACACTTCTGTTTCTGGCCTTTCACCAACGAATCGCCACGGCCTAGTATTCGCTCCCTTTAGACCAAGCACGACGGAGCGAACTTGATCTAAAAGGTCGAACGCCTGCTGCTTCGTGTCGTCCTGACCAGTATACCTGTATTGAACTGCCACCACAATGACGAACTGCACGGTAATCAACGCTGCCGCATGAACGCTCGTCTTCGGGGTGGCTTCGCTTAAGGGTTCCGCCCCGTCGTACGACACCCCCACACAAGGGAGAGTCTGCGCCGATGCGGTCGCGCCCAGATCGTCAACGCTGAAAACCGAAAACCCATTCGCAGAGAAAGCCGGGACCGTCCTAACGGCGGTCAGCAACTCCGTCTCAAGTTCGGAAATCTTAGCGAGGGCCATTATGACACCGCCAGCGCACGCTTGAGTTGCTGTTTCATAAACTGCGCCACTAGAACCCTGTCTGAGGCCGACAAACCAATGAAGCGACGCTGCGGTATGCCGTTCTGCCCCAACTGGTGAACCCTGCCGTACACGGCGGTATCAACCTGCCGAGAATACCTACCCGCCGCGCTGCGCTCCATCCGTTTCTTGGACTTGATCCCGATCCGAAACCCCGCTCCTGTCGGAGAAGCAAAACCAGTCGCCTCCCCACCTTCGATCACCCCGATAGCGTCGTAGAGGCTACCGGTCTGGTAGAGAAGCCTGCGACCCTTACGGGAACGCTTGTTAAGAGGCTTCCAAGGCTTACCGCTAGGGTCTACTTGCTGGCGGAAGCGCTTCTTCATCTCGCGTATCAGTAAGGCTCCAAGTCCCTTCTGGCTAAGGACAAACTTGGGTACGTTCTGCCCGACCCGCGCCAGCTTCGCCCTGAGTTCCGTAGCCCCCAGAACCTTGACCTTGACGATGCTACTCACTTGCGATTTCCGTAAGGCTAGGCCAAATAACCGTGCCGCGCGGGCGCTGTAGCCGCTCGACCGCCCTGCTGCCCTTCAGAGAATAACCATGTACGGCTACTTGGGCAGTAAAGCGTGCTTTCTCTTTCGCCACGTTTGCCGGATTCAGCATCATGAACTCCGCAGCAAGCGCAATGTGCGCCTGTACCAAGGAGTCCGGGATGTCGGCAAACGTGCCGTCTGTGTTTACCTCCAGACCATGACTGTAGGTGATGGCAACAGTGCGAGAACCGGCGAGGAAGGTAGCACTAGGCCAGACAACCCCAATCACGCTCTCGACAACGTAGCCGCCAGAAAACGCAGTGCCGGTGGTCGAAGTAAGAGGGGCGTAGTCCGACGAGTACTTGATAGTCACCGGCTCAGCGACGAAGACAAAACCGCTGCTCAGGCGAAGACGGGGGTTGGTAACTTCGTCGCTGGAAAGATCGAAGTAGTCGGTGCGAGTGCCGAAAACCAGATCGGACTCAATTCTGGCTTCCAGATCGGGGAAGGTAGCGTCTAGCGCCGCCCCTGCTACGGCGAGCGATCCTGCGGATTGTTGAATACCGAGAACCGTCAAGACAGTTTCAGGGGCGGCTAGACGCATGCTCAAGCCTCGGCGCGTTGACGGCGGACACCCTTACGAGCGCCTGCCTTGTCGGCGGACGAACCATCCACAACTTCGAAGTAGTTGTGTTCGTTGTTCAGAGCGTCGAAATACGACTCCTTCAACAGAGTCTCGGCCTGCTCTTCCGTAACGTTGACTACTTCTCCGCGAGTGACAATGCGCTCACCCCCAAAGATAGCAGCGCATACGTACGTCCTGCCGTTCACCATCTTGAGCTTCATTACCTTCTCCTTTACCTACACCAGTGGGTTACCGCTTGTTGAACCAGAACAGGATGACTTGGTTGGTCGCGCCGCTCGACTTGATACCGCCCGTCGCCGTGCCGCCCGCCAGCGTTGCGCCCGAAACCGTGAACGTGTTACCGACTTCAGCGAGGGTGAGGGCGTTGCCGCCGGTCCCTTCCGCAACCGCAGTGATCGTAACGACGCTGCCGACAACGGAAGCAACGACTTGGGCAGTGCGGGCCGCTTCGCGAGCGTTGATCGCCGCCGCCAGATTCGCCGCCGTTGCATCGGTCGTACCGCCGATCTTGACCTTGTGGTACTCAGTCGGGGCGAGTACGGTGTTACCCGCAACGAGGGTGTACACCAGACCCGCGACCGTGCAAGTATGACCAGCGGTCGATGCGCCGACCGTGACCGTCCCCGACGCCCGAACATCGACAATCGACAGCGTGCTGGCAATGTCGGTGATCGTACCGGCGTTGTTGTTCAGCGCCGCGATGATGGTGTCTTCCGAGCGAATAGCCGCGAGGTCGATCTTGGTGTCCGCCAGCGCACCCGCCAACAGCGAAACGTTGAGACCTTGAAGCTCCTTGAGGATTGCAACAGCGGAGTCGGGTCCCGAACCTTGGAAACCCGCGCCGCCTGCGCCAAGCTGAGTATTTTGAACGAGAGACATTGCGAATCTCCTGTGAAATCGATTTCAACTCAAGGGTAAGGGGGCCGAAGCCCCCATCCCCGCATAGTCTCGGCCGAGAGACTAGATGTTCGTGTACTTGACGGTGGCGTCTTCCTCTTCGATCTGGAGCGCCACACGGGCGGTCAGAACGATGATGATTTCGCGCGAACGAATGTCCTTGTCCGTCTCGACTTGGAGTTGGCGCTGGATGCCGAAGATGAGGTTCTGCGGGTTGGTGAAGACGCCCACGTTGCCCGTACCTTGAGCAGCGATCATCGGAGCAGCTTCGACCGGAACGCCGTGGGCGAAGATCGGCCCGCCTTGCGTCAGCATCGAATCGCCGTAGCCGGTGGCACGCTCGGCAACCTTGCCACGATACTTGATCGTGTTGGCGACCGAAACGAAGTGCTTCATCGCGGCGACGTTGCGCAGGTACTTCTGCGGCATCGCCAGCATGCCAAGCTGGAACATCGACGGCGACACGCCCGCGTTGCTGTTGTTGACAACGTGCGAGGTCATCCGCTTCAGCCAGCCGTCTTGCAGGGCGAGGAACGCATCGCCCGACAGGGTGTCGGCATACAGCGCGAACTCTTCGAAGTCAATCGCCGCCCGCTCAGCGATGAGGCGCATGATGTGCGACTCAAAGCTTTCGCCTTCGATGTTGTCTTCCAGAACTTCGTACGGCAGACGAACTTCGGCCAGAACTTCTTTGGTCTGAAGCTGGATTTGCGAAGTCGTCGGCTTCGAACGATCCGCAGCCGCGAGGTAGCGGTTGTTGATGCCCGTCGCCGGATCATCGTACGGGGTCGAGCCTTGCGGCGCGGCCTTCAGGATACGGCTGGCGAAGCCGATCTTGTTGATCTTGCGCTCAGGGGCGTTCATCCGAACGACGCGCGACTGACGCAGCATCGTCGGTTGCTCCATCACCAGATCAATGAACTGGTTGGCTTGTTCGGCGTCGAGCAGACCGCCGTTTGCGTTCAGGTCGGCCAGAACAAGGTCAGCACGACGAGCGAGTTCTTGGTTGGAAAGCATGAGGGAAATCTCCT